TTCATAATATCAACAATTGTAGTGATTGTGATTGGTTCTCCACTATTCTTTTCTAATACCTTTCTAATATCTTCATGTACTTCTTCCAATGGTTCATAACCACTAGCAACACCACCGAAACCAGATATTGGTTCACCAGCGCCTCTTATCTTTGAGTAATCAAACTTCATTGAAGCAGTTCCATGAAAGTAACTTTCTAATAATAACTTTAGAGACTCTACCCATCCTTCACGAGTATCAGGTATTTCATATAATTGTTCGTCTCTTTTTTTGTCTATCCCTTTTACTATTATCTCACCAGCACCCTTTGTATCGAATCCAACTCCGACACCTAACATACTAGCATCCATAAGGAAACAGAAAGGTTTTGAGTAATCTTCTTTTATTGTTTTAGTTGATACAAATGCACAATTGTTAAGAGCTGCATATAAACCTTTTTCTTCTGTGATAGGAGTTCCCATAGCCCAAAGTCCTCTACCTGGTGGTAAGAACTTCATTGTAAAAATTCTTTCATACATATCTTGAGCACTCTTTTGTGCTTGCCATGCATTCCAACCTAACTCATGAGACTCAATCCAATTTTTTTGCATTGAGTAAGTACCTTCAACAACCCTTTGAACTGTTTCCCACCATCTTTCGTTTTTACCATCGTCTTTAATTCTTGAATAGGTTCTCATATAAACTAATTCGCCTAATCCGTTGAAACCAAATGGTGGTTTTTTTCTTTTAAATTTATTTATGAAATTTTCTGATAACTGAAATTTTTCCATCGTAACTCCTAACCTGTTTTTGTTTTTTTGTACACAATATTAAATATAATATATACCAATTCTTATTACTCGAATCCACCCATATCTTTATATTTTTTTGATAAAGTTTGTCTTAGGTACTCTTCTGAATTATCCATCTTACCTTGAGCTTCTTTCCCACCCTGCGTTGAAGCCTCATACACTTGTATGTTGCCTGTATTTGTATTGATTTCTGCAGGAAATGTTATTCCATCAACACCAAATCTATTTTTAATTACATGAACTCTGCCTGTGTTTGCAATCTTATCTTCTACCTTACGACTTACGGACATAACAAAGTCAGCAGTCATCACCTTACTATAATCTTCAGCCACTTTACTAGCATCAATCACATCTTCTTCTAACGAACTTCTATTTGCCTGTGAAGCAGTCCATATTGGAATATCAAACTCACCAGCCATACCACGAAGATTTTCATAAGTCTCACCTGTAGCATGTCTCTTCTCTTTATAGAATGTAGTTGGTTTTAGAATATCAGCATAATCAACTATAACAGCATCAGGTTTGATTTCTTGTATCTCCATCTGCTTAAGATGAGAAGCTAATGTGTTTACCGAAGCAGAACGAGTTGGATAGTATTTTATAATCAATTTACCTTTTAGTCCATCTATAACTTTCTGTACATCATCTTGATAAAACTTAATGTTAGCAGTTGGTGTACCACTAAATACTGTATCATATCTTAAACCAACATAAGCCTCATTCAACTCTAATGTATAATGAACTACAGTTTTACCTTGTCTTACCAAGTGAGCAGCTAAAGATTGTAAACACCAAGTCTTACCAATACCAGCAGGTGCAACTAACACACCCAACTCACCACCAGCTAATCCACCATCCATTACATTGGTTATAGAATCCCAAGGTGTTGGTAGTGTCTCTCTTACTGATTCTGTAAGTCTGTCGTTTAAGGATATAATATAATCATGACCTAAGTCTCTTTCACTACCAGCTTTCATAGCAGCATCGATAAGAACTTTTATCTCATCATATTTCTTTTGCTCTAATAAGTCTACCGATTGCATGATTGATTCTTTGATGACTTGATTCTTACAAAAACCTAATGTTTCTTGTTTCACAAACTCTAAGTCTGTAGCTTCTATATTTCTCCAAGCATCCTTTAGATTTTCTACAACAGATACTTTTAGAATCTCATCTTCCATCTGATTGATTTTTATCTTCAGAACTTCTAATGTAGGAGACTTTCTAAACTCCATAAAGTATTTAGCTATTTCTTTTGTTAACCATTTGTTTGCATCTGAGTCAAAATATTCTGGTTCTAATATATCACTTATAGTCTGTATGAATTTGTTATCCGACAATAAAGATGAGATTACCTTTGATTGAAATGTCGGGCCGAACTGATTAAAATTTTCACTCGCCATATAGTTCTCTTCTTTGCTTTTCCTTTAATTCCATTTGTTTTTTCCTACGATAACGTTCTCTAGCTTTAGCTTGTAGAGCCGCTCTATTCTTATGGTAGTAGTTCATTGACCACTTACGTTGTGCTTCCTTTTTTTCTGACTCTGTATTGTATTTACGTTTTCTTCCCATTTGATTTCTCAGCCATCTGATTGAGTTTAGCAAAACATTGAACTAACCAACTATCCATATTTGGTAATGTTGCAAATAGTCTATCCTCAATAAACCTTTTTTGAAATTGTATTTTATTTAACCCGTTGATTGGTTCTCTGATTTTATCTAAGATTTTAGTTTTAGCAGAAGTGCTGATGTCTACTTCATCTAACTGCATCAACCTATAGTTTCTTTTCAATAACTCCTCACTCTCTTTGAGCTTTTCATCTTCTTCAATAATGTCATCTATATTAAGTATCTTGTCTTCGAGCAAAAATGGTAATTTTTTTTGAATAGTTTTCAAACCCCATCCACGAACTCCATCTATGTTATCAGACTTGTCTCCGTCAATTGACCTGTAGACAGCAAAGTTATGAGATGGAATACCATAGTCCTCTAAAACTTTAGGAGGATCGTACATCTTCTTTTTTGTTGGTGACCAAACCGATACTCTGTGATTTACTAATTGAAGAAAGTCTTTGTCTGTAGACATTAAAACTATCTTGGATGTTTTCATTACTTGTTTAGTAAGATAAGCCATCGTATCATCAGCTTCTATACCTTCAATAGTAATCGTTGTGATTGGAAGATAATCTAAGTAATCTATAACCCTAGTCAATTGCATCTTCATAGATTGATGTTCATCT